GGGGTCAAGGAACTCAAACATTTACATTTGGTCAAGGTTCAACAGACACTAGTATATCATTTGGAGGAACATCTTGGTCTGCACCATCAGATGAAAGATTAAAAGAAGATATTAAGGATGAAACTATAGGTCTTGCATTTATTAATGAACTTAGACCTGTAACTTTCCAATGGAGAAAAGCAAACGACATTCCAGAAGATATGATTGGTTACGATAAAGATTCTAATGATAGACTTATGAATGGTAAGTATAATCATGGTTTTATTGCTCAAGAAGTTAAGGCAGTTATTGATAAATATGATATAAAAGATGGATGTAGTTTGTGGGCAGAAGCATCTAGTGACAAAAAACAAAGAATAGCAGAAGGTGAATTAATACCATTCCTTGTAAAAGCCATACAAGAGTTATCAGATAAAAATACAGCATTAGAAGCAAAAGTCACAGCATTGGAGAACGCAGAATGACCAAAGCAGCAGAATTAGCAAAGATGGGTGAAGTCCTAACCAATAGTCAGCTTGGTGGGCGAAGGAATATTGTTATCAATGGTGCAATGCAAGTGGCACAGAGAAGCACAAGTGAGACAGGTGTTTTTGATTCTAATAAGTATGAAACACTAGATAGATACTACATATTAGGAAATGGTGCAGGTCGTGCAACAATGACACAAACTGCTGATGGACCTGATGGATTTGCAAATTGTTTAAAGTTAGCTTGTACTACTACTGATACATCTATTGCAGCAGGTGAATTTGGTATAGTACAAATGAATTTTGAAGGTCAAGATTTACAACAAATTAAAAAAGGCACAGGTAATGCAGAAAAAGTTACTGTGTCATTTTATGTAAAAGCAAATGCAAGTGCAACTTATAGTGTAGAATTAGAAGATAAAGATAATAGCAGATACAATTCGCAAGAGTTTTCAGTTACTACGGGTTGGACAAGAGTTATTAAAACATTTAGTGCCGATACTACTGGTGCATTTGATGATGATAATGGAGGTTCTTTAGGTTTAAATTTTTGGTTACACGCAGGTTCAAACTTTACTGGTGGCACACATACAGACGATGTATGGCATACTACTACAAATCAAAGAGCAGGAGATAATCAAACGTCTTTCTTTGATAGCACAGACAGAACATTTTTTCTTACAGGTTTACAGATGGAAATTGGTTCACAAGCCACACCATTTGAGCATAGGTCATTTGGGGAAGAACTACTTTTATGTCAAAGGTATTACCAAGACCCACAGTTAAGTAGTGGCAACTATCTATGGATGCACCCAATCACCACCGACTCAACTGGTGGATATAGAAGAGCTAGTTTTAAATTGCCTACAGCAATGAGAGCCGACCCTACTGTTACTGTTACTGGAACTACAAATGGTACTTTTAGTGGAAGTTATCCTGCAACAGAAGGTAATGACCACAGACATTATGTTGGATTTATTGGAGATACAAGTGCAGAAAGTAAGTATGCTTATATTGAAAGTTTAAAATTAGATGCTGAGTTATAGGTGAATAAGAATGATTTTTGAAAACGTAAAATATTATAAAAAAGTATTTCCTCATGATGAAAATGAAATTCAAGGTATTCAAGCAAATCTTGATGGTGTTCGTGTTTGTATACCACTAGACCCTAACAACAGACACTATCAAGCAATCCAAGAATGGGTCAAGGAAGGCAACAAGATAGAGGATGCCGACTAGCATGGAAAG